CCACCAAGCAACCATACAAAAGTGCAGAGTCAAAGTTATCGCCCAGCCACGTTGTTTCCGCAGTCACAATGGATGGTGGATAGTAGTAGTAATGCAACTCAGCGTAGTAATTTGCATCAGGCGTTGGTCCTAAAATGAACGACAACTCAGCGTCATTTGCAGACTGTGGGCCAAAGATAGCGTAATACTTAGGAAGTGCTACATCCCGGGGGTTGGGGTACACCTCACGAATAAAGTTGACATCTTTGTTCAACAAGTACGTGTAATCGCCTTGGAACGTCACTGCTCCTGACACGGTGCCACTATTGGCCACACTCAGTGTGATAGTGGTGCCCACAATCAGTGTTACCACCGCTTCTGTACCAATACCTGTTCCAGCAGCATATTGACCCACAACAATACCCGAGGCGCTGGCTACAACAATCGTTAATTGACCAGCAGTACCTGTTGCAGTCGTGCTGACAAAGGGATAAACAGCCAAAGAATAGCTGGATAAATAATCGTTAGGGCAAGCCAAATATTTGTTGCCGGAAGACAAGACTCCCGTAACGTTCTTGCGCAAATTGGCAATCTGAACCGAATTGTAAATGCGCTGCTCTGCCTGCTTTGTAAACGTGGCTAAATCAGTGGCCGTAAACCCCTGATTTTCGGTGTAAGCAATGATGGCAGCTTTTAATTCGGTGTATGTCATGTGATGCTCGTTGTGACTGTTCCAAGGACTGCTTGAGCAGTCAGTGGTTTGGCATAAGGCATCGGCATCATTCCGATACTAGCAAACGAAGTATCAGCCGTGAACCCGACGTAGACGGTAACCCCAAGTCTACTCTCTGGACGAGGTTGTTGCAAGGCCTGTGGCTCATTTATCGAGCGCTTTGGCTCCAACTGTGGATGCTTAGGCTCATAGCACTCAGGGCAGGTCTTAAAGCCTGTCCATTCCTTGGTAAGCGTATTAAGTTTGTACCGTTGGCCACACCTGTCGCACAGCGCAATTGCAAATTTGCCTGATACATAGGCCATGGCTTACCTCTGTGTATACGTAGGTACCACAAAGAAGCCCGAGCGCTCACGGTCCTCTGCTGCTGCACGCATAAACTCTTCTTCGTACATTTGCTTGAGCAGCATGACACGGTCAGGGGCTTTCTTGACAGCCAAATAGTACGCCAACGCTGCCGCTAAACAAGGCAAGAATCGGAAAGAGATGTCAGCAGTGTTAGTAAAACCGCCCGCGTTATCCATGCGGCGAATCGCATAGTAGACAAACGTCCAAGTCTGCGTTGCATCCGGTGCTGGGTACAAAAACACCTTGGCCGGCACTGTGCGTTGAATGTAGTACTGCGCAGGACGTGACTGGGTCAACTTGTTAGGCACATGCAGCCACTCTGCGCGGCCTATACGGTCGATTGTGATGTCCTGCTGGGTAGACTGGCCTGCATTGGTCCGAATCACGGCTGAGAGGCCGTCAATCGTGTCCGCGGGTAGGTCATACTCATACACACCGGGAGTCAGCACCTGTTGGCGCTGCTCAATTGTCCAAAGATTCAATCCGCGGTTAGCCCATTCTGCAAAAATCAAGTTGACGGAGCGAAGCGCCGTCTTCATGTCGTAACCATCGCGCACCTCAATACCGCAGCGCTCATACGCCTCAGCTATGAGGTCGTCAAACTGCAGATCAAAATCGGATACGCCGGAAACAGCCATATCAGTAGATCATTGCTGTGCGAGCACGGGCTGCGCCAACACCACGGACGGCAACTTTGTCACCTTCCATTTTCTTAACGTTTTGGTTCAAGGTTTTACCCTGTGATTGGCTTACGCCTGCAACCATGCCGCCTTTAGCAAAGCCCTTTTTAGCAATGCCTTCGCCTTTTTTTGCGAGTCCGCCGTCTTTATATTTCATCATGCTATCCTTTTAGAGTTGTTGCCATTAAACGATCTAACTTCTCATCCAACCGGTCTAGTCTATCCAAAACACGATTGATGTCTGCATGGACTTCGGCTTTGGTCACATATTCCTTGGCAATTTCTTCGCGGGTGCGATTAATTAAGATCTGTAGACGGTTTATTTCTGCTGCTTTATCGCGCAGAACCCAGCCTACAAACCCTACGCCTGCCGTTAGGACCATGTTCCAAACAATGCTTTCCATTTAGCACTTCCACTTCTTCAGGCTCTTGTTAATCCTGCTATCTGGATCCTTGGCTGTCTTCTCGCTTGTCAACTTCTTTTTCATGCCTTCCATACGGGCACAGAAGCTGTCTTTGCGAGAACCCCCCTCTGGCTGCGGAGCCTTTAATCCGGGTTTACCCGGATTGGCCTTGTTGTAAGAAGCACGGCCCTTGGCGTTTAATCCGCCACTGGCACTTTTGCCTTCTTTCCGCTGCCAAGCAGGAGTCTTAGCCATTTCAGTACATCTTGCAGGGCTTGTTACGAGCCAAACCTACGCCACGCGGCGTAGTGGAGCCAGAAGGAGCCACTGTTTTGCGAGGGGTCTGTTTAGCACCGCTTTTGCTCATGTCTTGCTTCTGTGCACCGGGCTGAACTTCGCCTTGGTACTGATCATCTGCCATTTTTGCTGCTCGTCCCATTTTGGACTCCTTATCCGTAGAAGAATGTGACCGAGGTAGGGCCACTGATTGTTAAATAGGGATCATCTAAAAAGACAATACCATCTCCGGGAATTAAAACAGAGGTAGAGCCGTTTCCTGCCGTGCTGGCCGGAGCAGCAATACGGAGTCGTTCTACACCGCCCGAGCCACCATCTGTAAAAGAAATGTAGCCCGCGGTCCCCGCAACAAAATAGACTGCTTTGATACGCGCGCGAGGCTGACCAATGCCAGTGGCAGCAGTCGAAGCCATCGTCTTCGCTTTTACGTCATATTGAAAACCCATAATTAATCTCCTTGTAAACGGGGGCCGAGGCCCCCTAGATCAATTAAGCAGTACGGGTAAACACGTAGGCCGTTGCGCTGGAGAACATGATAGTGAAACGGGCAAGGCCAGTTGCACCGGCTGCAATTGTCAAGTCACCAAAGCTGCCTGCTGTATCAGCAGCAGCGCTAGACAAAATACCGTTGGTTGCAACAGCCATAGTGACTGTGCTTGCGCCAGCAGTGTTGTCAACATACAACTCCAACACGGTACCGCGAGTAGCACCAATTGCCGCACCCAACAATGTGCCTGTAGGCAACGTGATGGTTGTAGAGGCGGCTGACGTAGAAGTGATGTAGCCAGTTGCAACTTCTGCTGCAGTAGCTACAGCCGTAGCGTTAATCGCAGCAGTTGTAGGGTGGTTTTGGTTTCTGTAAACCAAGCTTGTTATGCTAGTAGCAGCGCCAAACGTAGCGTTGACAGTGACTGCGCCAGTGGTAGCGCTTTTTGTGATGGACTGGAAGCCATTCTCGGAACGAACTGGTCCATTAAACGTGGTAGATGCCATGATTTTTCCTTACATACAAGTTAGGCGCATCAATCTGTATGTCGTCAGCCGGGACTGTTTGATGCACCGGATAGACCCGGAGTAAATGCAATATACAACAAAAGAAAAGGGGGCACAAGGCCCCCTTCACATATTTCCGAAGAAATATTATGCGCCGGGCGAACCGTAAGCGCCACGTGGGTCAGACCAGCCAAAGCTGTAACGCTCACGAGCCTTGTAACGAACGTTACCTGTGTCAAAGTCGCCTTCAAAGGCTGTCTTGATAGGTGAGCGCTCGAACATTTTCAAGCCGTTAGGTGCATCAGTGATGATGAACCAAGCGTTGACGTCTGTCAGGTAGTGGTTGACAGAATAGCCTTCTGGGAGCATGCCCATAGACTTGATAGCGTTGACATCATTGTCAGCCGTGCCAGTACGCAAAGTGCTCTTCATCAGGCGCTCTGCAGTGAACTGCAGTTCCTTAGGAACAATCATCTTGCGGCCAGTCAAAGCGACCTTCAAGCCACGCTCGTCGATAAACGCTGCGATGTCAATCAAGGCTTGCTCCAACGATGTCTCGTTCAAGTCTGCAGGCACTGCGGGAGTGTTTGCATAGTTGGAAGACAAAGCAGTTGGGTGGTTGGTTGCGAACAATGCAACGCCGTCGCCGCCGGCATAGTTGCCGCCAGTGAAACCGTTGTTCAACACAGAAGCAGCTTTTACTTGCTTTGTGAAGCTCATTGAACGAGCCATAGCCTTGGTATAACGACCTGACAAGCGGTCATACAAGTTATCTTCCACAGCTTCCTCTGTCAACGCGAAAGCCATAGCAACGGTTTCGTGTGTGTAGCGGGCTGTGAAGGATTCCAGTGCTGTGTCGTACTGAACGCCGGCACCCTCAGTTTTCACTGGAGCAGAACCGAAGCCAGTCAACATGACCTCTTCTTCAAATGCACGGTCAGAAGTCTCGATAGAGAAGATCTGCTCGTGCTCGTTTTCGTAACGCTTGTACTCTAAGCCGAACAATGCGTTCAGGCCGGGCTCAAGTTCTTTTACTAGTTGGGAACGTGTAATAGCCATGATTATGCTCCGTCAGCAGCAACGCCGGTACTACCGTACTGGTGTTGATTAAGTTTAACAACAACCACAGCGTATTGACCCAATTCATTGTCAGGCTGATCGCTCAAACCAACAATTTTCATAGTCAATGCAGCAGTCTTCGCGGGTGTACCCAATGTACCGTTAGAAATACCAGTCACAGTGCTACCAGTTGTGGAAGCAGTAGGATCAGCATTCTTACCGATCTCGGCTTGAGTAATAGTACCCGCAGCTTGGATCAAGAACAGTTGGTTAGGATCATCTAACACTTCGCAAGCAATGATGCCTGAAGTGATATCAACACTACCGGGGTAGAAGTTTTTCCATGTGGGCTTGCCCGCACGGGTTGGGTCATAGTATTGGCAACCGTTGAACACGCCTGTGGGGGCGGTGTGCGTGGATGCGTCATACTTAATGATGTAGCCGTCGTATACGACAACTAAATCGCCTTGAAAAATTGCTCCGGCTTGGTTATCCGCAATTTGATAGCCATACTGCTTCTGGGCTCCAGTAGCAGATAGGTTACCAATGGGACGCAGGCCAAAAGGCTTATTTACGTTTGCCATTTGTAGCTCCTACAAAAATTAAAGAATCAACGTTTTATTGTTGACGGAATGTTGTGCGCGAGCTCCTCTCGGGAGCCTGAATTCGCATTGTAGAGTGAGCGTTTTCTCGCATCATCTCGTTGTCAACAGCGTGTAACTGTTCCTGAGCCTTACGGCGGTAATACTCGTTGCGCTCTGCAATAGTCTCATCGGGAACTCTTGCAAGCAAAAGTCCACCTACAGAAACAACTCCAGCATGCTTACCGTCATCAACGGTAGGCATCATGCCTTGATATTCTTCTGGCAACTCTTCAAGACGGACTAGTTCATAGCCCTCACGAAGACGTCCGTAGACGTTTTGTTTATCCAGATGGCCATTCACTTCGGCACGGATCCAACGATGCTTAAACCCTTCGGGGGCAGGAGGCGCGTCAAGACGTGAGGGAGGGGTCCAAGGACGGCGACGCTTTTCCGTATCGCGGGTTGCGCGGGGGGCTTTGTCGATAGTAACTTTAGTCATTGTTTCACTCCTTAACATACTTGGCATACTCTTCAAGAGGAACGCCCAGTTTTTTTGCTATAGCAACCTGACTCGGCGAAAGCCGGACAGTACGGCGCGCACTATTTATTCCCGAACTACGGGCGGCAGGGGCAACAGCAGGCGCGGAACGCTGTTGTCTGGATTG